GCATCACTCGTGGCACTATTAGTTCTGCTGCTCACCATAAGTGTCCTTGGTGTAGTGATCAGGTGTGGCAAGAGTGGATCAAGTGAGCTGGTGTAGCTGTTGGCTAACTTGGGTTAGCTAAGGTGGCTAAGGCTGACTGGCGTTGACTGAGGCTGTCCCAATCTGTGTTGAAAAGTCCAAGCCCCCAGCCAAACAAATTTCCCGTCGGCTAATGTCGGCTAATGTCATCCCGTGTCTGGATCATAGGCCCCCACCCAGTGGGACCATACATCCCTCGCACCGTAGATCTTATAGATTGCAAGGGGTTAGCCTGTGCTGCCTCTAGTACCTACCAGATTTCCACAGGTTTTCTTAGGTTCCCTAGGCAAAAACTGACCCCCGCACCCTCAGAAACAAAAGCAACTTCAAAATACAGGGCTAAAGTTCTTGTTGTTGTTGTTGTTGTCGGCCTCAGTCAACGAGAGTCCACCCCTAGAAACAAAAGAAAGAGGAACCATAGACATGGCTCTCGAAACTGGAACATACGTCAACTCTCTGGTCCCTGCGAACCCTGCGTCTACTGACGGTCTCGCGCAAGCTGATGACCACATTCGCCTGATCAAGAGTACCATCAAGAATACCTTTCCTAACCTTACTGGCCCTGTGACTTCCACGCAGGCAGAGCTGGATGCTTCACTCCCGGCTGGGCATGTGTCATACCTTGCAGACCTAGTGAACACTGGTGTCACCAGCACTGAGTATGACTATTTGGATGGTGTCACTAGTAACATCCAGACACAGATCAACAGCATTGTCGCTGGGTCATCTAACATACCCCAGTCAAACATTGACTACCTAGCCTTGATCACAGGTGCTGGTGTCAGTTCCACCCAGTTTGGATACCTTAGTTCAACTACTAGCGACATCCAGACCCAGTTTACTTCTGTGACTAATGCGGCCACCTCTTTGGCAAGTCGTGTGACCACCCTAGAGAACAGCACTGCTGGTGACATCACTGCCGTGACAGCAGGCTCTGGTATGACGGGTGGTGGTACTTCTGGTGACGTGACGATCACTCACGCTGACACAAGCAATCAGGCCAGTGTCAGCAACTCAGGCAGCACTGTCATCCAGTCCATAACCTTAGACACCTTCGGGCATGTCACTGGTGTTACCTCTGCAACACCGGGGTCTTCCTACACCCAGCCCACAGCTTTTGGTGCTGTTGGAACCTATGCCTTCCTAGTCAAGAATGGTACATCAGTCAGCTCTGGTTCTTCTTATTCCGGCTCTAGCCTACAGAGTGGTGGTGTGAATGCGATTGCATCTGCTACTGGCAGTGACACTGTGTATGCAGCCAACCTAAGTCAGTTGGCCCGTGGAGACACCACCATGTCAGGCACTTGGAGAGCCATGGGCTCTGTGACCTACAACAGCTCCAGTACCTATGGTCGAGGCACAGTATTCTTGAGGATTTCCTAATGAGCATCACGATAGCAGAAGTGCGTAATGCACAGTCACTACAGTCTGACAACCAACGCATGGACGTTGAGATCAACCATCCCACACACGGCTGGATACCTTACCATTTAGACCCATCCGACACTGACACCACCATAGACAACGCTGCCATCCTAGCCCTCGTTGGTGATGACTTTGGTGCATACGTTGCTCCCACCCAAGCTGAGCTTGATGCTGCTTTAGCTGCCCAAGTAAGGGCTGAGAGAGACAGTCTGTTGGTGGTGGTGGATGCCGTAGTCAGCAACCCACTGCGCTGGGCATCCCTATCTTCAGACAAGCAGAACGAGTGGTCTACCTATCGCCAAGACTTGCTTGATGTCCCACAGCAATCTGGGTTCCCAAGCACAGTAACTTGGCCCCCAGTGGTCTCTTAGAATTAACCTACAGTAAGGAACTCAGGCCATGCCTAACCTACCAATCCGTGGACTAGGGTCTGTGGGTGTGGTCACTGATGTTGACCCCTACAACCTCCCCACCAATGCCTACACAAGAGCGAAGAACATTAGGTTCACTGATGGTAATGTGACCCGTGGCCCAGTCTACCGGGCTGTCTCAGACACTATCCCTTGGAACCCTGTGTTCTCTTATGGCCTTACAGCCCTCTCTGGCTACGATACTGTGTTGTTGGTAGATGATACCTTTGACATCTATGAGTTCTCTGGTGGGTCTTTTGTGCAGAGGTTTAATTCGTCAACCAGCTCAACTAATGACCCAGTGACAGCAACAATACTTGCAGATGTGCAGTACGTTAATCGTCCAGACCAAGTACCCGTAGCCCGACCACCAAGTGCTTCCAACTTCAGTGCGTTGGCCAACTGGCCTAGTAACTATCGCGCTAAGACCATTCGCAGCTTTGGTGACTTTTTGATAGCTCTAGGCACCACAGAGAATGGCACTTCGTTTCCTAGCCGGGTGAGGTTCTCTGACCCCGTGCTGGCAAACCAAGTACCAACAACTTGGGACGAGACTGACCTTACTAACAGCGCAGGCTTCAATGACCTTGTGCAGATGAAGACACCAATCATGGACGGTGCCACACTAGGGGCCAACTTCCTTGTGTACTCCCAAGACCAAGTGTGGATGATGGAGTTCGTAGGAGGCACCTTTATCTTCAACTTCCGTAAGGTCTTTGATGATGCCGGCGTAATCAATCAGAACTGTATCGTGGAAGTAGAGGGCAAACATTACGTCTTTGACCGCGATGACATCTATGTGACTGATGGCAACACCCGTCAAAGCATATGCGATGGCCGCGTCAGGGACTACATCTTTGGTGGCCTCGACAACTCCCGTACTGGGGAATGTTTTGTAAACCATAACACCAACTTGGAAGAGTTGTACTTTTGCTACCACAGCAACGACGATATGGCCCTTTACACAGGTGGTCAGCATTGTAACCGAGCAGCCGTATACAACTACAAAGAGGACAATTGGACATTCCAAGATTTGCCCAATGTAGTCTCAGGCTCCGAGGCTAACATCAACTCTGTGTTCTCATACGATGATGCAACCCAAACCTACGACAACATTGGTGGCTCCTACCACGATCAGGAAAGCCAATTTGCACGGAGTCCCCTTCTGATTGCAATGGCTGGGGGCGGTGTACCAGCAAACAAGATATATGGTGTTGACCTTGTAGACCAAGGAACACTTGCTCAGGCTGTAGACACAGATGTCTCTTCAGACTTTCTGTTAGAGCGCGTGGGTCTTGATCTAGACGAGATGGGTGTGCCTCTCAATGGCTACAAAGTCATCTCAAAAATACTGCCACAGGTATCTACGAGCAACGGAAACCCTAACTTTGGTTTTACTTTTGGTGCATCAGACATCCCCAATGTAGCTCCTAGCTACAGTTCTGAAGTTACCTTTAATTCACAGATTGATTACAAAGTGGATACCAGAATATCAGGCAGATACCTCTCGTACAAAATGTCCAGCAGTAACCTAAAGGACTTTTCCCTGAGCGGTATGGACGTAGAGGTTGTGGTTACTGGTAGGAGATAACAATGTCACTATCAAACAAAATCAACTTACTCGTGTCTGCCTATGTAAGGCGGCAGTCTCCCTCCCTAGACCCAGAGTTTCTACCTAACTACTTACAAGAGGAACTCAGGGAACTAGAGGCCTCTATACGCTCTTTGACAGAAGCAAGTATTCAGGTGGCAGACAGAGAGCCCACAAGCCCACTCAAAGGAATGGTTCGCTATGCTGTGTCCCCTTGGAACCCACTTAGCAACGGAACCCAAGGACTTGTTGTCTACGATGGCACAGCTTGGGCAGGAATGGGTGGGTCAGCTTCTACAACAGGTCTGACTTATGATGACTTCTGATTTGTAGATCAAAAGATAAAAGGAATATAATATGTGGGGCGCAATAATCGGCGGTGCCATGGGCCTTATGGGCGCAAACAAGCAAGCCAAGTCACAAGACGCAGCAACAGCAGCCCAGATGGCTGGCTTCAACCAATACAAACCATATGTGGACTCTAACCTATCTGGCGCACAAGCTGCACTAGGCGGTGTATTAGAAACTGGTGCTTACGGTGGTCAAACCCTAGCTGGACCTAACGAGTATCAGACTGGTACTGCCAACACTATGGGCGGCTATGGTCAATCCATGATGGGATCTGGCTATGGCATGATGGATGCCAACAACAACTTTGGTAACAACTACCAGAATATGTATGGGCAAGCACAGGGTCTCTTTGGTCAAACACAAGACCTCTATGGGCAGTCGCGCGACCTCTACGGTAAATCACAGGATGTCTATAACCAAGGTGCCAACCTTGCTGGCCTAAACACAGACTTGTACCAGCAGAACCGTGGCCTCTATGACCAATTCTCCCAGCTATCTCAGGATGCAAAAGCTGACCGCTTAGGCACTGCTATGGATTACGCTAATGCGAACAGTGGTGCTCTGGTTGACGCTGCGATGCGTGATGACCGCCGCAACCTCCAAGAGAACACACTGACAGGTATTGACCTTGCAGCGAGTGGCTCAGGAAACACGAACTCAAGCCGTGCTGGTGTTGCTGAAGCAGTTGCCAACCGCGCCTTCGATGACCGCCGCGCTGATGTCGCCCTAGACGTACAGGACAGGCTGATTGACCGCAGCCTTAACCAACAGGCCCGTCAATTTGCTGACCAGAGTTCTGCACTAGCTGGTGCAGGCAACGCTGGTGCTTCCCAACGTGCTGACCTTGCAGGTGCAGGCAATGCTTTAGCTGGACAGAATAGCTCCATCGGTACATCCAGCAACACTCTTACAGCTTCTGGCAACCAGCTGACAAATGGCACTGGGCAACTCAATGCAGCAGGCAACATGAACGCAGGCATCCAAGGTGCTTACACCCAAGGTCTCAATACACTGGGGCAGGGTGCTAACTTTGGTATGAACGCAGGCAACTCTCTGCAAGGCTATGACCAAGCGGCACTCAATGATGCACAGGCTAACTTCGAGCGCCAGCGTGACTTTGAGATGCAGCAGCGCCAAGGCTACCAGTCTGGTATTCTGGGCAAGGCCCCAGCCAGCGTGGGTAACATTGCTGCAAACAAGACCGACCCATTCCAAGCTGCCGCGATGGGAGCTATGAGTGGCTTTGGGTTCCAGCAGCAGTATGGAAGTCAAATGCCTTCTTTCAATCAAATGGGCGACTCCATGAGAGGGTTTGCTCGTAACCTTGGGTTTAGCACACGACCCTCATTTGGTGGGAGCGGAAGATAATGTCACGATTTCCACAGTCTCTCCTAGAAGACCCAAACGTAGTTGAAGTTGCTGCCAGTATGGGCATGACCCCAGAGCAGTACCTACAGTCAATCCTAGATAAACCACAGTCGCCCATTCTTGAGAACTTAGAGTCTGGCCCACGCATGGACACTGGTCCAACTGCTGCTACTACTCCAGCTCTAACTCTTGAGTCAGGCCCGGCAGTCTCTAGCGGCAACGGCTCTGTAAACTTCTCTGACCTTGCAAGGGCAAATGGTGCGCTAAGTGCCACTGAAGGTGACAGGTCAGGCGCATACCAGCCATACGATTACAATCAGGGCGCTATCGCAGAGCCTCTGCCACCTCAGCAGGCTTTAGTTGTGGATGGTACTAGGCCCATGCTTCAGCCTAACCCTAACGAGCAAGCTGGAGCAAACTTTGACCCAGTACAGGGTGTGTCAAGCGCTGACCGTGCCAATGCTGCACTAGCTGCAACAGAAGGCAACCGACCTGTCCTCATCAACACCACTACTCCAACCACTGCCAACACAACAGCACCACAGTCACCAGTCTTAGGCGGCTCAAGCTCAACTGCCACTCGTACACCAGCCCTCTCAAGAGGCGCAGGTAACATGACAGCCAATGCCCGTGGTTCCGCTCTAGGCATGATACCACGCGGTGAGGCCTTGATACGAATTGGTGCCGCTGGGTACTCCGGCGCTCTCCAAGGCGATGGTATTGGAGCAGCTGGCCGTGAGTATGGTTCCATACAGGATGCCAACCGGGCTGCGGAAGTTGCAGCCGCTAAACAGGCAGAGGCAACACGACTTGCAGAGCTTAGGGCTAGAGGTACTGGCAAAGGTAAAACTGGGAACTTAGCTGGCCCTCCTACTGCTGTGTATAAACAAGCTACTTTGAGCGCTATTACACGCATTAAAGACCTACTAGCTTCTGAGAGTGGGTTTAATCCATTTGATAATTTAACTGGATGGACAGGTAGTCTTTTAAGCTCTGTACCGGGCACT